CCATTGATGAGCTTGGTTATCAAAATATTCTTCACTTAAAATATCATGTATATTAGTTAAAAACTCTTTATGTGTTAAAAGAGAAGATAATACTTTGGTTTGGAATTGATTTCCATACGCATTTAAACTTGTTAGTGTCATATAACTTTTTTTTTATAACTTAAATTTTTCAAAAACATCTTTAACCCAAAATTCTACATTCCGGATCATTCCTCCTAATTTGTCTTCATTATAAAATGATACAAACTGATCAGGAAGATAATTATATTCATTGGTTTTAACAACCTGAGTTAGATATTTTTTGTCATTTTCATCCAACATAGGATTTGATAAATCCATTATTTTATAATTTTTTTCTAAATCATCTATATGTTGAATTATTCGAGCATATATAACATTTTCCTTGAATTTAGATTCACAGATATCATATATGTCATCTAATGACATATCTTTTTCACTTAACTCAGGAAATAATTTATATAATTTCTTTTCACCTAATCCCTTTACACCTTTTACTTTATCAGAATTATCACCCATTAATGTTTTATAAAGAATAAAATTATTAGGTGACATTTTGAATTTATCAATTACAGTTTGTTTTGTGTAAAACTCTTTTTCCATTGGGCGATACACAACTACATTTTCATTTACTAATTGTAAAAAATCTTTATCTGAGGAAACAATAAATACTTTATCTTTAGGTGATTGTGGAATAATATCTGATAAATAAGCAATAACATCATCAGCTTCCACTTTAGGAATACCTATTGTTTTGACTGGTAATGTTTTTAAATATTGAATAATTCTAACAATTTGATCTACTTTAGCATCATCCTCATCATCTTTATTATCAAAAGCATCCCAATTTGTAATACGTTGTAAATCTCTACCTGATTTGTATTCAGGTAATAAATTTTTTCTAGCATTTGCTGATCCTGCTCCATCAAATATTACATAAACTTGGGTAGGATCAACTCTTCGAATTTCAGCACCTAATGAACGAAAAAAACCACCTAAACCCCCAATATGAACTCCATCGGGGTTTACCATATTCATCATTGCAAAGTTTCTAAAAAATAGATTTAATCCATCTATCATTAGTATTCTTTCTCCTTCTACAGTCTCTTTTCCGTGCTCATCAAGGTTATTGAGGAGCTCAAGTAGTTCTTTTTGTTTCATATGATTTATTTTTTATACCCGGAATATACGAAAGATACTCCGGGTATCAAAATTTATTGTGGCTCGTCTGTATGAGTTGTGATATCAGTATATGCCTGATCTTCTTCAGCAATGATAAAATCCCCACCACCTAAGATTTTCTTCCACTCATCTTTCATTTCTTCTTTATATGCTTTCAATGATTTATCATTGTCAAGTATAAAACCATGAGGGGTCATAACAATTTTACCTCTAGTGGTAACACCATTAATGTGATTTTTATCAACTTGTAAATTTACTCTTTTAGCAAATTCTACCTGCTTACCATCTTTAATTGCTTTAATTTTAGATGTTCCAGCTGACATAACATTACCAAATGTTACTACAAATGTTGAATCAAACCACATAGCGTAACCACCTTTATTCATTAATTTTGGTTGTCCCATGGGAGACTCCGCTTTTAATGTCCATACTTTATTAATACACACAAGTGTATTAGTATATGGGCTACTTTCCTTACGTGACAATACAATACGCTGATTTACGTTATTACCAAATTGGGTAGACATAGCACCAGCATTCCATTCATTATTGTTCTTGTTTGATTTAAGAGACATTTCACAAGGTACTGATCCAATTGAATCCCATAAGAATAATAGATCATAAGGTAAATTACCTGCTTTTTGCTCATCAATTAAATCTAAGATAAAGGCTGATACGTCTTCAATAGAATTAATTGATTCTCTATCTACATAAATAAAATTACCAGTATAATCTAAAACTTCTCCTGTTTCTTTATCAACAACTTCATTTACTTCTAGACCCATTTGTATAGCATGCTCCCAATTCCATTTCATTTCTGTAATAATGAATACAGGAAGTACTTTACGTTTTTGGGCTGATACAGCTGCTTCTAATAGAGCAGTTGTTTTACCTGTGTCTGAATGACCTCTTAGTAAAACAATATGCCCCATTGGAATTCCAGGAACCGAAGTAATTTCTTGATAAGCATCAGAAAGAGGAATCCATTCTTGTTCTTTAAATTTAGCTTTTGATGTTAAACCTTTTTTAGATTTAAACCCATCTAAATTAAAATTTGCTTTAATTTCTGAGGAGACTGCCTCCGATAGTGATTTTTTCTTTCTTGCCATGTAATTTTAATTAAAACGGTAAATCATCAGTTTTTGAGTTATCATTAAACAAATCATCGAATTGTTGTGATTTACTCTTTTTAACTGTTGAAGCCGTTGTATCTAGTGAATAATTAGATTTCTTTTCATCACTATCAAATGCAACTGCCGGTTCTGAAGTAATTGATCCTTCTTCTTCTTCTCCTTCAGGTGATAGCCATTCTTGAAGAGCTTCTTTCATCTCATCATAAGAAAGTGGTTTGAATACTTTCATTGGATCTGCTTGGTCAGTCATTAACTTTTCAACAACTGCTGCATCTGCATGAAGTGGTGATGTTTTTAATGATGGTCCAATTGATGTTTTATTATATGGAGTACCTGTAGTTTCTGGTCCTACTGTAGATAATTTAATATCTCTACCACCAACAACATCAGTATAATCTCCAATTTCTTCATCAGCAGCCATATTTAAAAATTCTTGATAAACTTCTTTACCAAACTGCCATAGTTTTACACCTTCATCCTCTTGACCACGAACTACTACAGGAGCAAATATACGAGTTTTTGGGTCTAACTTTTTAGCTAGTCTCCAATTTTCTTTGTCATTTGTTCCACGAAGTTGTTTAGCAAATTCCATAATTGGATCTTTCTCACCCCAATTTGAAGGAGAAGCCATTACTCGTTTACTACCAATTCCATAATAGAATTTCATTTCTGTAAAAGGAAAATCTTTGTTGTACTTGTTAGGAGCAACTCTAACTACTTGCTTACCTACTGATGGTTTCCAGAAAAGTTGTTTTTGACCTCCTCCAGAATTACTTGCCTGTGTTTGCATATCATTCAGGCGTTTTTTGATTGCGTTTAAATCCATGTTTATAACTTTTTAATTTTAAATTTAATAACTGTGTTAATATAAGAACCTTTTTTGTAAATTCCAACCTATAGTTCAATAATTCTGTGAATTTTTGTTTTTAGTTGTTTTAACTCATCATGTTGAGTTAGTAAAACTGTATTTTTATAATGATGCCAATCTATAGGGAAACGAGTATCGACAACTCCTCCGTTTAATTTTTTAATTAGCTCATTTAAAGCATTTATAGTATATAGAGTATTAGTGTCTTTTTTTCTATGAACCATTATAGTATTAGGAGGTAAACCTTCTTTACTAATAGGAGCCATATTATTACCATGTTCTATATTGTAAGTACAGACATACTCATCATTACTCTTAATGTGGAGAACAAAGATCTTATTATACATAATAGCATACTGAGATGTTATTGTATTTAAAAGATCATCTAAACCTTCTAAAGTTGTAAATGTACAAAATAATTTATTATTCAAATCGCTAATATTATAAGGACTTTCAAAGTCGTAATTCAT